ACACGAACAAAAATTTGCAGTTAATATGAATCAAATTGCTATGATTAAATTAGCATTATATTTAGACGACAATGAAATGAGTAAAATGATAAGTCTCGGACAAGACTACACATTGGTTAATTCAAATGCCAATATGTATATTGTTGAGTACTATAAAAATCTACTCAAAAGATTGGAGCGCGAATTAGAAGCTATTTTAGAATCTATCGATGCAAAAGAACTTTATATTAGATCTGCTTTAGCTCGTAAAACATACGATATGTTGGAAAATATTTTAAATGATAAAAAGTTGGGATTTGTAAAAATCAGTGAAATTGACGATGAAGAAGTTAAGAACTTAATAACTAAAATTAGTAACAGACAAAAAGAAATGGAGTCTGAAACTGAGGAAATTATTAGATTCTTTCTAACATTGCAATAATACTGAGGGATTACATATCCCTTCTTTTTTTTTTTTTCGTAGTTTTTACATTTCTCATAATGAAAGAAAACTAAAGGAGGGTCAATATTATGACTAAATTACACGAAACTAACGATGAACAAATTAAAAATTTGTACAACCTAGGATACCGCTGGTATGTTTGGGGTGTTCGTAATAACTATATGGAAGTTATGTTTAAAGAGGCATTGGATTATACATCCGCAAATGCTCTTACTAGACAAGCATTCGATATTGCGTTCGACACATTCAAATATATCATTGCGAGATTCTGGAATGAAGAAGAACAAATGTTTACTGTTAATGTTACAGAATTAGAATCAGCATGTAATTATTATAGTATTATGGCTACATCAGTTAATAAAATAATTTATGACAAAGACTTTATGTTATATTTCTATTGTAAACATCAAGATATTGCCAGAGCTATGCTTAGCTACAAGGAAATAACTAATGATTAAATAGATTGTATCAAGAAGACTTTGTCTTCTTTTTTTCGCACTTTTTACACACCCTATAATGAAATAATAATTATAGGAGGACATTATCATGTCAAAATTTATGTATAAAGATTACTATGGAAAACGAATTACTTGTAAAGAAGCATTTCGAGGATATAAGTGTATGGAAGTATCATTCGAATACGATGTTACTAGATTGAATTTAGAACATATAGCAAAGGAACAAATTAAAGATCCAGCTGAACTAAATAAATTTAATGACTTGTTAGACGAATTGGTAAATATGTATGCACATAAAATCGAACATCAGCGAGACTTTAGAGTAAAACGTTGGAACTATATGCAAGATATTTTTAGACAAATGAACGATCTATTAGGATTATCGGAAGAGGAAATAACAACTAAAGCTATTGAATTTACAAGGGACTATGAGAATAAGGAAGAGTTGATGGAGCTCGGACTTAGACAATTAGAGGTTTTGAATTTATAGAAGGAAATTATTTCCTTCTTCTTTTTTTTCAATTTCGCAGAAATTACATACCATATAATGAAAAAAGGCTTAGCTCAGTGGTGTGGGATATTATCCTATTAGAGCGCTCGTATTCATATGAATACGGATGGCTGTCGTCGGTTCGAATCCGGCACCTTTTTTTTTCGAAAAACATTTTAAGGAGGTTTGCTATGCCTGTTAGCAAGAAAAGGAAAACTGTAAAGAAGACTGGACGAAAATTTGGAGTTACTAAGAGAATACCAAATGTCCAGTCTCTTCTTTTTAAATACATTCACGCATATTTTGACGAAAGTATATCCGAGTATGTAGTGTATGTGAATTTGGTATGTAACGACGTACCTGTAATTATGTCTGGATTTATCGACCCTGACAAAAGTTATTTTGAGGGTATCCGATTGCATAATCCTAAACCTAAGAAAGACCATACCGCACAGACGGTATATATCTCCAAGAAAGATGCACCTATGTTCTTTGCAACTATCAAGGCATATTCGCATACAGTGGCAGATCTTTTGGACGAGGGTGAGAAAGTGCCGTTGTTGGATATCAATAATGGAGGTAAGTATTTCCCTGATAAACTTATAGAGGACTATAGGGTTCTTAAGTAAAGGAGTTGTTATGACAAACAATTTGTACTACGAGAAATTCGTAGAGAAACTTAAACAAAGATGGAGTCTCGTATATGATCTAATTATGTATTCTGATCGTTATATGGTTCGTGAAGTTCATTCACGTGTGAATTTTATTACATCTTATGTAGATGAACTCGATGAGAGTTTGATATCTGAGCAACAAGATTATAAAATGACTAGAGCTCTAAAATCTTTAAGGTATTTATTGTACACAATGTATAAAGATACATTTATTTATCGAATTCGAAGATATTTTAGATTGATTTATACCGATTGGTTGTTTAAAAATTTGTGATATTTCGCAGAAATTACACGGTGTATAATGAAAGAAAACTAAAGGAGGAAGCAACCATGAATAAAGGATTTATGGGACTAATTAACTTTGAAGGAACACCGTTGGAATATGATGCTGAAAAGGAAGGCCTAGGAATGGCTCTACTTAAAGGCGCAGGACAAGGTGCGATCGAAGGACTATTAGCCGTAGGAACTATTGTTACAGCAGTTGCACTATTCACTAGTAAAAAAAAATAAAGAGGGATCTTAGGATCCTTTCTTTTTTGTTTTAGTCAAGCCATTCATAATAATTATTTAAGGAGGAAGCCTCATTTATTGTCAGTCAATAATGGATGGTTTGATTAAGCCAAATTAAAGGAGGTAAATAATATGGCTATTATTTTATTGGTGTCGGCATACATGTGTGCAGATATTGTATCTATTTTATATGATAAAAAGGAGGAAAAGAAATGACTACACCAATTAATTTCATTACAATGCCAGATTTTTCGGCAAGAAACTCAGAAGAGATTAGTATCTCAATTACTATCAAAGCGGCGATTGTGGATTATCCTAGACTAACAGATCCTGTAGATAAAGCTGCAACATCACTGCTGGTCACAAACTTTGAAAAAGTATTTCAATTTGACGAGTATCGTATAAAAGAAGATCTTTTGTTTGTTAGAGATTATTTCTTATCTAAATTCGCCAAAGAAATATCACAAGATATGATGTATTTCTTTTCACACACGGAAGAAGTTAATAAGAAAATGGACGCAATTTCAAAAATGAAAATGAGGTAAGAAAAATGAGCAAGCATATTTCAAAGTTGATGGAGAACTCTGTATACGGAAGTAAAGCCGTTGATGAGTATAATAGAACAAAAGATAAAGGTGAAGTAAAATTTCACACAAAACCAACGCAAGTTAATCGTAAAAATCCAAAGTTAGTTTTAGATCATTTTCCTATTGTTCGTAAATGGATTTACGAATTAGATAACGGATATTTTGTTATATTCTCGGTGTTTGACAATAATAGATCAGAGGCTGCGGTAGGAGGTTTTGATCGTTGTGGTAATTTTTATCATTTAGATTATACGCTAGTCGATATTCATACAAAACAAGATTTGGTCGATTTGGTATCAGATTACAATAAATATACTGTATTGGATATGCTCAAATTAGAGAAGGAAATGAAAGAGTTTGAATGACATGGACTACAAAGAACTTAAAGAACAAGTAAGAGAAGAGTGGAAGCGTTATTATTTCTTCGTTAGATGTGATAAATATATGGTCAATGCTTTTAATCGATCATTAGATGATTTAAGCCATCTAAAATTCGAAGGTTACAGAATTATCGAAGACTATGATACTCGTCATGAATTTGCTCACATAATTAGTGAAATGATGACTTTAGGAAAACTATTTGGTAAATACAAGTTTCGCCATCGGGTTATGAAGTTCGTCAAATACCATTATTTAACTTACAAATTCAATAAACTGCCATAACACGCAGCTTTTACATATCCTATAATGAAAGAATATTTATTATAGGAGGACATACTTATGTTCAGAAGAATTATCAGAGAAATTGGATTTCGTACACTTGCGTTATACGCTGTGCTTGAAGAAGCTTATGTAGAAAAGCTTGAAAAGCAAGGGTATATTTCGGAAGATAGCGAATACCATAAACGGCGACTAATTACTGTACAAAAGGTATTAACTAAACTTCGTAATGAAGGTTTCTAAAAGGAGGATAAAAATGAAAACTATCATTGATATTGTTAAAGCATTGTTTGGAATGCTCTTCGTGAATGTTATCGCGGGGGTGTTTAACTTTGTTGGTAAACTATTCAGATAGGGGATTTAATTATCCTCTTCTTTTTTTAAACATAAGGAGGTTAGTCTAATGGACTACAAATATACAATTAAAAATATTGCAGTTTTCTACACTCGCACGCCCGTTAAGCAGGTTAAAAATTATGTTTTAAAATTTGGTTTAAAAGAAGGCGTTATTGCAGGAGTTATCCTTGGGGCAGCAATTAAAAATAAGAAAGAAGGTAAATAATATGTTGGAAGTTAAAGTTGATTTTATGGAAAAAGAATTAGAAGTATCTAAATACATCGAAGAACACTATGGGGAAGATTTACTTAACTGTAGTAATCTTGAAATGGTAGGAAATGATCTGAAGAAAGGTGCGATTTTAAGTGGGATTCTTGCTTTACTTGGGACATATGCTATGGGAGCGCTTTTTAAACGTGCTGCTAAAAAATACACTCGAGAAACGTTCAATTTAATGAACAATGATGAAGAATTACAAAGAATGTTTAAGGAGATTGATGATGCAAGAAATGAATTACATTCTTAATGACGATAGGATTAAGAATAGACCAACATTTTTAACCTGGTTATTTTTTAATAAATCTCTCAGAAAATCATGCTTAAGCAGTATAGAAACATTACGAGAAGACATCGACAAACTTGTATATTTACAAGATAAAGCAGATGCTGCTCGTGATTTAGATGCATCATTGAAAATAGCGCCTGTGGTTTATGGAATGACAAACCTATGGAAAATTATCGTTAGATACGGGTATTACACTCGTAGACTTACGTATAATGAAATTTTGGATCTTAAAGTAACTCTAAAAGTTATTGAAGAATTAATTAGTGAGGTAGTGTAAAATGTTTAGAAAATTATTTGAAATTGAAACTGTTGAATTTGCAGACAAAGATATGCAGGAAGCATATTACCGTGGACGAGTAGACGGACGTACTCAAGAACAAATATATGGTGCAATTGGTATTATTGCTACCGGACTATTTTCTGCTGCATGCTATTTGTTTATGGGTCATAGACAAACAAAAATGAACCGTGAATTGAACGCTGCAATTGATGAAGAAGGTAAACTTGGCGAGTCAATGTTTTTGCAAGATCAGAATGATATTCTTCGGGAGCAACTAGGGGATGATTAATAGAGTTATACTACATATGAACGATAGGGTATACTCATTTCTAGATCCCTATATGCGTGACGATACATTATCAACATATGCGGATAATTCACCGATATATTCCGTAAAGAATATTTTGATTATGCCTAGTGTATCGAATAAAATAGCATCTATGATTTTTAACGATATTGTTAATAGTAATTTTAGTCCATGCAAGTGCGTCATTTATATAGGTGTTGGTCCTACTTTAAATGTGAAAGTTAACGATATTACTATTGAACTATTTAGTGATTTTAGTGTGCAAATTGAATGTGAGGTTATACATGATTGAACGAGTTATTTTAAATGTAAACGACAGAGTTTATTCTTTTCTAAATCCAAGCATGGTAACAA